CCATTGAGTAGTGCTTGGATTGTGGATCATGATGATAAACCACAAGTAAACATTACTGAAAAGGTAAAAAGGTACGCAGGACCTAGAAATGATTTTCACGGACAAGAAGTACCACTGAAAGACTTTTTATATTATGACAAAATGACATTACAAAAGAAATATCCTAAAGTTTTACTTTCAAACGCATTGGGTATGAAAAAAATACTTTTGACGACCGAAGATTCTACGACAGATTTAAAAATTCCATAAAAATATATGGTAAAGTTCATAAACAAGACACCTTATTTTGTAAGAATAACTGTTACACCAGACAACCCAGAGTGTTCCATAACGAAATGCACAACTCCAACTATCAATGGTTTTGGTGGTTGCAGTTTTGCTGGTATGATTGATTGTTCGCCAGTAAAAGATCCACAAACTGAAATATTATCACCCAGTGGTGAAACTTTGATATACAATACTGGACGGAATTACCGTGTTTCAGTCGAGTATTGTGTTACAGAAAAGGTAACTAAAAAGAAAGGATTTTGGCCATTTTTAAAAGATATAGAAGTTGATGGAGAAACTTATTGGAAAGTTGCTAATAATCAAAAAAGTTACAGTCATAAAATAAAGGAAATTCCATTTACATTCATAGATCCAAATCCAAGATACATGAAACTTCATTCCCCCTTTTCACACAAAAGGGGTATATCATGTTGTATGCCAACACCTAAAAAGAAAAAGTCCCATGATTTTTGTATCGAAAATGACATTACTGATCTTCCGACACCTTCGTTGCCAAGTAAAACTTGAGTTCTCCCAAATTGGCAACGTTATACTTTAGAATCAAAAACCTATTCCCTTCCTCTTGCATAATTTGCACAGTCGCACACATACTCGTCGCCTTTGTAAATATATTAAGATAGCGAAGTGAATACAACCCTTTTAGTTCTTGTGTTTCTTCGATGCATTCAATGGAAGTTTCTTGATTTGCAAAATCACCTTCGCACTTTAGTCTGAGTTCTTTCCCTATCCGTGTTATTTCAATATCCGTTCCAATATTAGACATATCTCTACACAGTCTTTGAAGATCAGCGGATGGCAAATTGGTAACACTTGCCATTTTTACATCTGGAACTTCAATACGACTTTCATTAATATCAAGAAGTTTGAGTTGAAATTTAGTGCTTGTTTTTTTAGCTTCACTTATGATTTCAATATCCATGTATTCTTTTGAATTGATTGAAATTGTAAGAACGTCATTATTGGTGATCGTTTTTAAGAGTTTAAATGTATTTGAAATGTTAATACCCGCAATAATTTCATCCGATTCACAATGATATTCTTCAAAGTTATCGGCATCAAGAAACATATCAACCAATGATGTTCTAGCTGTGTCGAGTGTAGTAACATAAACTCCAGACGGTTTAAAATAAATATTTATATCATTGAGAATATCTTTTAGCACTTCAAAAGTTGATCTAAGAGCGGAAGCTTGAATTGTAACCAGTCTCATGTTACTAAAATTACTGCGTTATATCTTTAAATCTGTTCGGAGTATGCAACACCTTTACTAACATCACGGTTAATTTTCTCTTCGAGTTCTCTTGTCATGGCTGGCTGGAGAGACTGTCCATATTGATCTAACGAAAATATATCTGCATCATTACCACCGTCATTTAAATCGGTCATTGATCCAGAACAAAAACCACCGAAACCACAGTGCTCTACATTTTTATTAGGTAATAACGATTCTAACCAGTTTTTTATTTCATTACCAACTAAAATTTTACCATTTTTTGTTAACATAGTTGGTACACGAGTAATTTTATTTCGATAAGCCGGTGGTATACCTTGTGTGTTTATATTGTGATACTGAACAAGCTGTTTTAATTGTGGCTGACTGTTGATGTACTGAATAACTTCCATTGAGTGTTTGCACCTTGGGCTGTATATCAGCACTGACATCTATTATGTATAATGGAAATTTCAAAAAAAAATTAACGCATATTAGTAAAGGTCATGAAGTTTACCAATATACTTCTATCCATCTTACTTGCTGTGATTGTCGTAAGAATGTTCAGGAGAGAACCATACACCGAACTGTTTGGGTTTTCTGGATACACAAAACCCACGGGATCAATTCGTTTGGATGACCCCAGGCCAAATTTAGTTGGTTACACAAAAAGTGAAGCCAAGATTACAAATGATATGATGCAAAAGTTTGTATTACTCGCCAACAAAGAAATTTCTAAACGTACAGGTCTTTGTACATACATTATTGAAACAACGCAAGTTGAAAAATATACTGGATCTGGAAATGATATTTATCAGTGCATGTTTATGACTGTTAAAAATAGCGGCTTTGCGTTTGGATTTTCAGTATCTGCGACATTTGAAGTTGATGGTGATGTTGTAACCCTAAAAGGTCTTAGATCTCAGCCACTCGATGTTAATACGGTTAGTGATGTTAGCCCATTCGTTAATGGTGAGGCTGGACAAGAGTTTGTTAAGTATGATTTGGTTAAGGAAAAAGCCGTACCAACACAAAGTGAGTTGGAATCTGCAAAAAATAATTTACAGTAAATGTAATGATCAGCATCAATGATGTTAATAAAATTGATGAAAAGAGAAAACAGATCAAAAAGGAAATTTACACTAAAATATATGAACAGTTTTCAAAAAAAATTAAACAGAGTGTAGAACTTGGAAATAAACAAATTTTTTTAACAACACCGGCATTTGTCATTGGTTGTCCAACGTTTGATAGATCCGCTGCTACGAGATATGTAGCGAGACAATTTGAAAATGGTGGTTTTAGTGTTCAAATTATAAGTGATTATGAAATATATGTGTCATGGGCAAAATCTAATAACACCAAAAAGAAAAAGATTGAAGAACACACAGATGAAACTGAATTTCCAAATCTTATGAACTTGAAAAAAATTGCTTCGCAATACAGGAGATAAAGTGCGTACTAAGTTTATTAATAAAAACCCCCTTAATGATAAATGGACAACCTAAACATACTTGTTGAGGCCAAGAAGGAATACCTCGGACAGTTGTGTCAGATTATGTGCCCAGTTATGATTGAAGTTTTCAGTGACATGTATGACGAAGCTACAAAACTTTCCAAAGGTCGCAAAGTTTTGATTATGTACCAAAAACTGCTCAAGGAAGTTCCAAATTGGTCTAATGCTATGTCTAAGCAGCATACCGATAATATCGCCAGTCGTTGTGCGTGGTTTAACGATTTACTAGCGGCTGTTTTTGTGGCATGCACAAAGATTTTATCCGCTGTTAGACTCAAGACTGACAACAAGAAAATCAGTCTTAAACTCCCAACCAATGAGGTTTTTATTCAAACCTGCTACAACAATGCCGCCAAAGACTTGTACAAAGATCCATACATTATGCATGAAGAACAAAATGAATACATGCGCGATGAACAATTGACAACTCGTTTCTGTACCTGTATCGAAAGAAGTGTGAAGGAACTTATTCCAGTACAACAAATTTTGCAAACATACATGTCTCAAGAAACACGAGACATCGATCTCGATGGCGAAGTTCATGATTCTGAAGATCCCGATGTCTTTGATGGTCCCACAGATCTTGAAGAACCAGCCCCAGAAATGGAACCAACATCAGAACAAATGCAAGAAATGGAACCAATGGAAACAATGGAAACACCCGAAGAACCATTACAACCAACTGGTTTGGAAAATGAATTTAAAACCGTCCCAGGTGTTCAGGCTCCAGAACCGGTATGTGAAGCTGTACCCGACGAAATGGGAACTGAACCAACTCCCCAGGAAGATGAAGATGTGTTCTTTGGTGACGCACCAGACCAGCGTACAAAAAAAGTTGGATATAATTAAATGGAAGAGTTATCCGAATATCTTCGCGACCCAATGATGGCCGCTCTCATCGCGGGTGCTATCACTGCCGGTTACATTCACTTGAAAGCTCAGCTCAATAACGAAGGTAAATTAGAACTAAATAAATATACTAAACCTGCTCTTCTCAATGCAATTCTTGTTTATTTCATTGTGTCAAATGGTCTAGGCCAAAAGGAAGCTATATCTTCCGAACCTTTTTAAAACTTAAAGATTATAACTCTAATATAGTAAAATGACCTCCGTGACTGCATTCAATGACATGCTCACACAATTTCTTGTGGAATTGCATAAGACTTTTCCAGATGAAAAAGGTATCAAGAAGGTTATGACCACTGTTGATTTGCTCAAATCTACAAATCCAAGATCAATTGTTGATCTATACATGAAAGGTATTGGTCCATATGCCCAGAAGATTAACGACAAGGATGAAAAATTTCTTCTTGAAGAAATTGAAAAGATTGAATTTTTGAAGGAATTCAACATTGGAAGCTACTGGGGTAAAGCATCAGCCAATACAAAGAATGCCGTATGGCAATACCTTCAAACCTTGTACATGCTTGGTACTACAATTACTGCTATCCCAGCCGAAACACTTTCTATGATTGAAAACATTGCCAAGGATTGTGCCGACAAGATGCAGGACGGTGACAACCTTGATCAGGATGCTCTCATGAAGGCCATGAGTAACATGCTTGGTGGGATGATGAAAAAATAAAACTTAATATATATTAAATGAAGGTCTGGTTTGAAGACCCAAAACAACTTGTAAGAGCTGATCAGGTTTTACAGTTTTGGCCAAACAAGAATCAAACTCCCGAAGACAGGATAAACGCCGCTTCGCGTTTTGTTATTTATGCGTGCACGATCATTTATCTCATTCGAAGAGATCCACGTATTTTTGTTTTAGGTGGAACTGCTTTGAGTGTTCTTTATGTTCTTTATAAATCTAAAATGATAAAAGAAGATTACAGTTTTACATCTGATGGAAGTGGTGAATGTCAGATGCCAACAATCGATAATCCATTAGCCAACGTTTTAATGACAGACTACACAGATAATCCAAATAGACCATCTGCGTGTGATTATGATCGCGTGAAACCATATGTTAAGTATTTCTTCGATGATAGACTTCCATTTGATTCCGGGCGTTCTAGATCACCAATGCCAGAATATCAACGCAAAGCTGCGGCTAGACAGTTTGTTTCCACCGCAGTTTCTAAAATTCCAGGAGACCAGACTGCATTTGCCGAGTGGTGTTATGGCCCTAAAAACGGACCAATTTGTAGATCCGATCCACGGTTGTGTGATGCAAATGCGCGAGGTGCTCAACTCCCGGCATTCCGTGGACTTGATATTAGTGGTGATAGACGATAAATATTTCTTATGTAATAATAAATGGCATATCAGCTCCAACCTGGTCTTGCGATAGTTCAAAATAAAGCGGCCCTCCCCGCTGTCAAAGCCAATGAAGAAATATTTGTTTATCCTCAGCCCAGTAATGTTAACTGTGGAGGTTGTCGCCCAAACACAATGTTGTATGGAACTGCACCATTTATGGCTGGTAAAGGTGCGCCATCCAAGTACATTGATGTGAGTGACGAACTCAGACCACAAAGTACTTCTCAGTTTAATAAACATCTCGTTCAAACTTACGAGCGTAACCTTTTCCCACTTACAAATGTCGAATGTAAAGTCCCCCTTCGCACCATATCATATGAACCAGTTAGCACCAGAGCTGAACTCCAGAACGGACTTTTTCAGCAAAGATACGCTAATAAAAATGTTAATAAGAAATAAGAATGGCTGATCCCATTTCAATTGCAGCTATTGCCGGTTTGATATATGCGGGGCGATCGCTCAGTACCAAATCTCAACCACCACCGCTTGTTCAGAAACCTGTTCAGGAACCAGTAGTTGAGACTGTGGAAAATGATTCAGTTCCAGAATTTGTTGAACGTGATTTTGAACCACGTGTTCAAGTTGAAAGTAAAAGAGAAGTTACATCATTTGCTGATATAGGTATGCAACAAAGAAGTGGTGGACAGGAACTTCTTGGTATGAGAGATCGTATGTATGATACCGGTAGAATGAACAATTTATCACCAATTGAAAGACAGTTGGTTGGCCCGGGCCTTGGTGTGGATGTTAATACACCCGCCACAGGTGGTTTCCAACAGACATTTCGTGTCAATCCAGTGAATGTCGGCGAATACAGACTTACAACACTTCCAGGTCGCTCAGGCCCAGCGTTTGATATCGGTGGTGGTCGAAGAACTGGTTTTGGTGAAATGACACATAATAAACCAGAAACCACAACTTTCTTGCCATCTCGTTTGCCAACTATGGCTGGTAGAGCTCAAGGTCTGAGTGCTGCTGCACCAAGACAAGAACACGAAAAAACCAAAAGAACTACACACAGGTCGGAAACTGGTCATCGCGCAGATGCATTGGGTTTCAACGGCGCCAAAAGATTTATTCCAGCGCAAGTCATGCCACAAGATCCAACACGTTTCAAAACAGATAGACACGATGAACAATATATGTACAGAAACCAGCCAGCTCCAGGTGTTACATCATTCTATGGTGCTTACACTAATAGCGCCGCTGCACAAGTAACAAACAAGAATAATGAGGAGCTCATGAAATATGGTTTCAGACCAGAAGATCGCAGAGGTAAAGCTAATCGTATGGGTAACCCAGGCCGCATGAATGTAACCCAAACACGGGGTAATCTCACAGCGGTTCGGGCGGATACCACTCGTATAGATGGTCGAATGAATGGTCCAAATGGTGGATGGACACAGAATTACCAGCAAAAACCATTCCATCAGTTTAATGCATACAAGGGTAATGAAAATCCAAACTCACGTAGATTGGACATTGCTCAAAAACAACTCCAAAATAACCCATTTGCGCAAAGCATTTGTTAAATATAATTTAATATTATTAGACAAAAACAATCATTAAAATATTGTGCCTATATTTTAATGAAGGTCCATACCCTTGACATAGATAGCGGTATGAGAGATACTAATGTGTATCCATACGCTAATACTTATGTTGTGACATTAGATAAACCAATTTATGATGTCACCCAAATTAAGTTGATATCTGCGAGAATACCTACACCACAATTGACTATTTGTTCTACAAATAAGACTTTCAGTATTCATGATTCAGGTGCACCAAATGATACAATTGAAGTTACACTTAATGAAAAAAATTACACAAGCGGGACAACTTTAGCTTCAGAACTCCAGTCTCAATTGTTTATTGAGTCTGGTGATCCAACGCCAACGTGTATCGATTCTGTTGTATTTGATTCCATTATAAATACTCTTACATTTTCAAATACAAATGCGAGTAATACATTTTCAATTGAATTTTTTGATGGCACCAATGGTTATTTAAGTAATGTAAATACTACAACACCTCATCAAGTTTTAGGATTTTCATCTAAAAATACAATCGAGGATGATACCGTAGTGTCAGGTGCAATTAATTTAGATGGACCGAACTCACTTATTATAAGACTTTCAAGTGGTTCAGATGAATTCAATAAAATTGTATTTTCATCAACCCCATTTTATACGGGCACCGTTCTTTTGAATGGGGGTAGTGTTATAAATTATCACGGAGCTGATGATCCACTAACACATGAATTTCATACTGGATCTCAAAAATTTATTAAAGATCTTAAAGTTGAATTTTTTTATATGAGTCATGGGCGATTAATTCCATATGATTTTAGAAATCAAGATCATATTTTAAAATTTGAAGTTACATGTTCTACTGATAAATTTGAAGCATTGCCAAAAGTTCCACTGGATGTGGTAGATGATAAAAAAGAGGGGGAAAAGTCAGAAATAAGCATTCCCGAAATAATTGAGAATCCTTATAAATGGAAAGAGTATCTTTCTATTGGTGTGATTATTATTATAGGAATCATATTAATGTTCCTAATGAATGGCCGTCGAAGACCGGTACTTAGCGAGTAATCGCGAAGACTGGTTGCGCTGGCTTGGAGACGCGAGTGGAGATGCGTGCAATAACCAAATAGACAGCGATGGACAAGAGGGTGGTCAAGATGGCGGTGAGAGTGTATTGGGCACCACCGTTCTTTGGCACCTTGATGAGTTGTTGGATGGTCCAACGAACGAGGTCATTCCAG